TGCTTGGTGAATTTTTTCATCTTCTTGTTGAGAAAATACACGCCAGATTTTTTCCTGCAAGCTTCTGCAAGCGCCAGGTAGATATTGCTAAATTTAGCCTCTATCTCTTTTTTATTGTCTGGCGTAAGCGGCCCTCGCTTGATTTTAATCAACTTGGAGACCGCTTCAGCAAGGACGTAAGCACGAGCTATAACAAGCTCGTCGGCCCAGAGCCCGTTAGCGGCGACTTCTGGGAGAACCTTATCCATGGCGAGCGAAAGGATCGCTTCTGCCGTGCCCTTACCATCCTCGACAAGGCCCGTTTCAATATCCGTGAGAACTTCGGTAACCACTCGGTGAATATTCTCGTGCGCTTTAATTCTATGATTCCGCAGCTCATTGAATACGGCATGAATTCTATTGAACCGGTCTTTGAGGAGAAGTAGCAGGATGTTGATAATGACGCCGGTAAAGGTAATAACGGAAGATATAAGAGCTGCGCGGACATCACTTGACAAGCCGGAAAATATACCCATGAAAAAGACCTCCTTTGGTCCATCATACCATAGCTTCCCCGGCGAAGAGAGTGAGACATGATTAAACATTGGCTCACAGCTTCTGAAATTGCTGAGGCTCTCAATATAACAAGAAGAGCGGTAAACAAAAGAGCAAACAAAGAGAGTTGGCAGCGAAGAGCCTTTGAAGCCAATGGCGGCAAGCAATACCGCTACCGCCTGGCCGATCTGCCCGAGGATGTACAGCTGGCCTATGCGGTAAGCATGAAGACCTCCTTGGACGGGCTGCGGGCTCAGCTGGCTGTGCCGGAACGCCCGGATAAGAAAGTGTGTCTGCCCATGTATTCGGGGCGAGGCGCAAAAGTAAAAAAGCCCGCGCCGCTGGATCAGATACCCGAGCACAGACTGCATATAGCATCCCTTCGCCAACAGGTCATCATGGCCCGAGAACGTTCGGGGCTGTCTGTAGAGGATTTTATTAACGCCTATCAGGCGGGGGTGGCCGTGCCGGAGCTGAAAGAGAAACTGGGAGGATTCGGCAATGTAACCACATACCAGAGCTTTTACCGCTGGCTTGAAACCTATGAACAGCACGGCCTTGCCGGGCTGGCCCCCCAGTACCCGGTAAAACGGGGCGGAAACGGGGCATCCATGAGCGAAGAAGAGAAAGAACTTATCCGCGCTCTGTATCTGGACAAGAACAAGCCGAAGTGCAAAGCCGTCTGGCGGGACCTTCTTAACCTTATAGACAGGGAAATCAACTATCACATGGTGTACCGCTATGTTACCAACGAGATTCCCCGTCCGGTAAAAGTGTATTACCGTGAAGGTGAAAAAGCCTATCACGACAAGTTTGATCCCTATGTAAAAAGGGATTACAGCCTCTTTAATTCCATGGATTGGGGTAACGGCGACCATCACAATTTTGACTTTGTCATCAAGCACGATGGAAAAATCATGCGCCCTTGGGTCACCGCCTTTGCAGACCTGCGCTCCAGAACCGTAACTGGCTGGCATATCGATGTAATTCCATCAACCCTGACCATCCTCCGGGCATGGGATTCAACCCTTCGGGATTACGGCCCCTTCAAGAACCTGATTCTTGATAACGGAAAAGACTTCAAAGCTTACTGGTTTGCCGGAGACACGTGGAAAAGCCGGAAGATAAAAGACGACAGCGCCTTCTGGGATCTTGCGGCAGGCGTTGCCTATGAAAGCGGTACGGCTATCCACTTTGCCGAGGCTTACAGAGGCCAGGCAAAACCTATAGAGCGATGGTTCGGCACTGTTATCGAACTATTCAGCAAACGGATGGAGACCTATGTAGGGTCAAACACCGCCGACCGGCCCGATGAGGTGAAACTTTACTGGGGAAACATCAACGGGCGCAACAAAAAAGAAGTAAAGCTGACACTGGAAGAGCTGCGGGAAGAGTTCGGTAAGTTCGTGAAGTGGTTCAACACCCAGTGGCAGCATTCCGGCGACGGCATGGACGGGAAAACCCCGCTCCAGGTCTTTGAAGAAAACCTCTTTGAGCGCCGGGTGATGAGCGAAACCTTCCGCTTGTACATCATGACCCGCCGGGAGCCCAGAACCGTTTCCCGTTCAGGCGTGGTGATAGACGGTATCGACTACTACACACAGGAAATGCTGGAACACATCGGGCAGGAGGTGGAAGTTCGCCGAAGCCTGGACGACGTGGGAACCGTCAGTATCTGGAAACTGCCCGAGCGCACCTTTCTGTACTACGCCCACAACAACGTACTTAAAGACACCGGCGTGGCGGAAGAGAATGTCAGAAAACGGCGGAAGATTGAAAAGGCTCACAGGGAGCGAATAAAGGAATACGGCAAAGCCAAGGAATCTCTTCTTAAGGGCAAGGTAAAGAGTCCGGCTCAGCTTCTGGCCGAGGAGTCCCAGGAGAACAGGTCTCCAGAGTATCCGGAAGAGCAAATCATCCAGGTGGTAAACGGCGGGCCGATTATGCCGGACGATAACGGCAAACCCCAGCGGGCAGGCCTCATTCTTGAACTGCCCAGGCAGAAACCCCATAAGCGCAAATTAAAGGGAATTTTCGATACTGATGATTAAGGTTTTTTTCCGCTCCGTTGGGGCGGATATGAATAGGCAAACATACAAGGAGCGAGTATGAGCAAAAAAGAGGATACCGGATACAACGAAGAGCTGTACACCCGGTTCTTTAAACTGGTCGGCACCCCCGATGAGGGGAAAAAGATCAGTCAGAGTAAGGCAGCCCAGGCCCTGGGATATTCCTCCGGAGTAATATCCGCCTACAAAAGCCGCAGTTACAACGGCAATGTGCGGACTCTGGAAGAGAAGATCGAGGCATGGCTTAAGCGGGAAGCCCGCAGGTTGGAAAAGGTGGAGATTCCCACCGCCGAAACAACCGTGCTGGATCAGGTCAGAAGGGCCGTATCCATTGCCCAGGACGATGCGGACATCGCCGTTATCGTGGGCGACGCGGGAACCGGCAAGACCACCGCCCTGCGCCGCTACGAGGTCGAAAGCCATAGCGCCTTTCTGGTGGAAGTTGACCCCAGCTTTACCAAGAATGTGCTGGTTGTCGAGATTGCCCGCGCCGTCGGTGTAGACCCTAAGGGCGGTATGACCGTGGTTATCGGCAGAATCATCGACACCCTGCGCGAGCGGGATGCGGTGCTGATAATCGACGAGGCCGACTACCTTTCCGATTCATCCCTGGAACTGGTGCGCCGGATCATCAACGACAAAGCCAAGACCGGCGTGGTGCTGGCGGGGCTTCCCCGTTTGGAATACAAGCTGCGGAACCTGCGCAACGACCATGAACAGCTGGCCAGCCGGGTGGGCGTGCTTCTGAAAGTTGGCCGCATGAACAAGGCCGACGCGGTGAAGATCCTCTCCGGAGTCTGGAAGAACCTGGACAAGGAAGCGGTGAACGCCTTTACCGCCATGGCGGGAGGTTCGGTGCGCACACTGGTAAAACTTATGGGCCGGGTGCACCAGATCATGGGCATAAACCGGCTGGAAAACCCGGACGTGGATGTGGTATCTACCGCCGGTGAATTGTTGATGAGATAAGGAGGAGAATTATGGAAACTGCTTCCAGTAAGGAAATGGGGTTTCTCGATACCACTCAAATGGCCAGAGTTGAACGAAATACAAGTGTAGAAGATCTGCAACAACCTCCAGCACAGAAACAGCGATCCCGCGATGTGAGCGATCAACCTGAAAACGGATGGTGTCAGTGCGCTCCAGTACAGTGTTTGCAAGTTGTAAACCCAGGTACGCTTTATAGCGAAGAAGAACTTCGGCGCTACGTAAATCGGCATCGCGAGACCGCTTTGACGGCGTTGCTAAAAGGTACCGGTTTATACGTTCCAGGTCCGAGAGAAGGCTGGAAATCAGGGCTGGTGGGTTGGTGTTTGATAACTGTTCCCAAAGCTCTTGTATATCGCTTTGTGAAAATGATTGAACGATTTCTTCGGAAAGCCGCTGGAATCCCTTCAAATAACTTTCGAGTGTGCTCATACGAAGATTATCGGATGATGGCAAGAAAATGGAAGGAAAAAACATGACAGGATGGATGTACCGCAGGGCCATAGCCCTGAAAGACTTGGGAGAACGGACAGGGTCGCTGACCCTGATAAGGCTGGGGTTGTGGCTCAAAGGCCGCGCCCTGGCCCGCCGGGTAGAAATAAGCAAATCAAAAGCGCAAGGAGGATTGACATGGCGCGATTAAAACCAAAGGTAGCAAAGATCAACAATCTGGAGGACGCGAACCTGGTATTGAAGGAAATCGGACTTCTGGAGCGGGAAATCGAAGCTATCGACTCGGAGGCTCACAAGCTGATCAGCGAGATCAAGGGAGACGCGGCCAAGAAAGGCGAACCGATCCGCAAGCGGATTACCGATCTTTCGGCCCTGCTGGGAGCGTATGCCGAGTACAACCGTGAGGATCTTTTTAAGGACAAGAAGACCGTAGAACTTACCTTCGGCATCTTCGGCTACCGCAAGAGCACGTCCATCAGTGTACGAAAGACCACCCTGGAACTCTTGAAAAAGTTGAACATGGTCCAGTTTATCCGGATTAAGGAAGAGCCGGACAAAGAGGCTATGGCTACCCTGGACGATGAACAGCTTGCCCAGGTGGACGCTGTCCGAAAGGTCAAGGACGGCTTCTTCTGCGAGGCCAACCGGGAGGAGGTAAACAAGGAACTGCTCAAGGAGCAGATAGCCTGATTGTTTGCCGTGCAATGCGAAACGGCGGGCCGTGAAAGCGGCCGGTCGTCGCCCGGGCGGTGGCGCCCCGGGCCTGATGAGCAGCCAGTAATTAGAAGGAGGGTCGAAGTGAGTATTTTTGAATGTCTGGTAATGGGAATTGTGATGCTGTTTTTCTCGATCCTCGCCTTCGGACCTTATCTGCTTGGAATGATGGATCATGACGATCCGTACCAGAAGGAGCGCAGGCATGAAGATTGACGTAGTGCTCCGGGTGGAAATCCGGGACGAAGGCAGAGAGGCTGATCCCTTCGACCTCGCCGAAGAGGTGAAGATGGTGATCTACGATCTGCCGGAGGTCTACGACGTGACCCTGCTGGCCCTGCGGCCGGGGTTTGCCAAAAAACAGGAGCTTACCGGGTTCGGAAACGAAGCCGGGTAAGGCAAAACACAAAACGGGAGGGGAAAGGTGCCAAGGACACAACGTGCCATGATCACCAACAAGAAAAGCAAGATGGCCCTGATTCACGTTGCCAAGAACAAGACGGGCCTTAGCGACGAGAATTACCGCGCTCTTCTCTCTGGAGCGGCGGGCATCGACAGCGCCCGGGAGCTGGAATATGAAGACCAGTTCCGGGCCATTATGGAAAGCTTTGCAGGCTTAGGCTTTCAGAGCTGGAAGAAAGAAGGCAAGACCACCAGCCGCCCCCGGTGGAAAGAAGACTGGGGCTGTACCAAGGACCAGCGGGCAAAAATAGAGGTGATGTGGAAAACCTGCGCCCGCAACAAGGACGAAGCAGCCCTTAGGGCCTTCTTGCGCCGGATTACCCATGTGGATCATCCCCGATTTATGAATGCGGCCCTGGGGCGCAAGGTGATTCTTGCCCTGGAAAAAATGATGATTGCCGAAGGCTACGACCCGGCAACCGGCGGGAGGCTGAATCATGAAACGGCGCAAGGCTGACACCCCCCCCGCGGGCGGCGCAGATGAGTCTGTTTGAACCGGACCGGCTGGGTGAAGCAGCTGAATCCTGCGCGCTTATGCGCCGGGACACCGCCGATCTTCTCCTGCGGGTAAAGAGCCAGGGGAACCTGATCGGGAAGATTGAGGATGACTTGGCCGAAGCCCTGCACATCCTCCGTGAGGAGCGGCAACAATGGTTATTCAAGGATGTTTGATGGAGAGTAAAAACGATTCTTACGAGTTATTAAAAGAGCTTATCGGCGAAGATGCCGCCATGAAAGTGGCCGAGGTCTTTGCCGGATCGACTCTTTACATACCCAAGAGCGTGGTGACCGACGAGCGGCACCGGGCCATCCGGGCAGAGTACGAAAAAGGAGCCCGGTACCGGGATCTGTCGGTGAAGCACGGATACTCGATCAGCCATATCCGGTCGATTATCCATTACCAGGGAAACTCGTGAAGAAGGAAGAGTATTTCCGGCGCCTGCAGGCTCCCTTTGACTGGAACCTGGAAGCGGACGAGCAGGAAGTTGCGGTGCGTATGGCCAAGGAACACGGCGGCGAGCTTGTCTTAAAAGCCTGGCACGCCTTCCAGGCGCACAACCCCTGCTGCACCTTCGGCGAGTTTGAAGGCCGCTTTGAAGAATACAGGAATGCCGACGGCCCGGCCCAGCTGAGCCTTACGGCCATGTTTGAGGAACATTTGAAGAAAAGGAGCGAGTCGAAGTGAACGGCTTACTGGGTTTTTACAAGGAAACCTGCTCAGGTCTATGGGAGACCATCGACGAAGAGCGGGACATACAAGCTAAGTACAGGTTTGATATAAAAAGCAATACTCTCTACATCTTTTTCCAGGGCTCTGTTTCTGCAACAGACTGGAAAATAAACCTCGAATTCTTCCCGCCGTCCCCATCGTTCCGGATTGCCGGAAAGCGGATATGGGGTCACAGGGGATTTGTGCATTCCATGCGCCGGGTTTGGGGTTGGACTGCCGGGACGATAAAAAAACATTACCCCGCCCAGGTAGTATTCTCAGGATATTCCCAGGGGGCTGCTTATGCCGAAATTACCACGGTGATTTCCGCTTATAAGTATGGATCTTTGACTTTCAATGGCGGCCCGGCATGCTACGCCTTTGGCGGCCCGCCGGTGTGGTGGTTCAGAAAAAGAACGATGCGGGCCGCTGGGATTTGCTATAGAGACATCATCAGGGTAGAGCACAGGGGTGATCCAGTGGTATTGCTGCCGCATCTTGTGTTGATGCGAGCAATCGGCAAACAACTCAAGATTGGGAAGCTGCTTGACTACCTGCCAAGGTTCTGGGAAACGCATTTTCCGAGAACATATGAAAAAGCTTTGGAAGAACAGGAGATAAATCACATTAAGGAGAACTTAGGGTGATGCAAACCGGTGCAAAGTGATGCACCGAACGGGGCCGGATGGGTTCGACCGGAGCGAAATACCCTACAGGGGAACGCTTCGGGACAGGGGTTCAAATCCCCTCGGCTCCAATTTTAGCACCGGCGCAGTGCTACAGGCTGGCAAAGACCGGATAAACCAGCACGTCGGGGGGCGACGTAAAACGAGGCGTTGGGATAAACCGCCAATTCAAGCCCTTTAACTATTTCCCTACCGGGCCGCCGGGGAATCAGGCGGTAATATTTAGGAGGTATCGGATGAATGCCAGAATGAGCAAAGAAGACCCCCGGAAGTACCAGCCGGAAGAACGCATTACCGAAGGCGCAGACAGGGCGAATACTGCCCTGAAACTGATTCGGGATAGCGGCCTAAAGGCTTGGTATAGCGACCTGTCCATAGATACGGAAGGAACGGTCGTGTTTACCCTGCACATTCCGGGGGAAGCGATCAATCTCGCTTAATCGTAGTAGTCGGGATGTTCCTCGGCGTCCTTCTTTAGGGCGTCAAGGATATCCCGGCGCAGGTCGATGATGGTTGTTCCGGTGACAAAACCGTTTTTCAGGTTGACGTATTCCGGATTTACCGAAACTACCATCTTGGCGATTTCCATCGCCAGTTCTTTGAGAGACTGTTCCATAGCGCTTCGCTCCTTTCGGGCTGGTTGCCCGTGCTACCATTATCGGAAGGAGCGGAGGCTACCCTTACAAGGAGGCCCCCATGGGCGAAGACCTTATAACCAGAATCAAGATGTGGATATGCCGCCGCTTCGGGCACAAGCCCTGCTCTACCTGGGAGCACCTGGGCAAGACCCACCACGTATGCAGACGCTGCGGGGTGGTGTACACAGATCCCGCTTGACAAAAGCGCCCGCCGTGGTTTATGGTGTAGTTGACACAAAACTTACGCGGGCCGACCGCACCCGAAAGCACCAGCGGCATTTTTTATGCCCTAACGATGTAGCAGAAGCAAGATGGCGGTGTATCCGCCCCCCGAGTGTCGCGATACCGTGAGGTCGCGGCGGCCACGTAAGTGCCGTGTCAACGCTCGGGGTTTTTTATGCCCCGAAGACAAAAACTTACGGAGGTGTTCAATGAACACAACTGCACACGGCGTACCGGTAGCCGTAGAATACCGGAACGGAACCGAATGGGTGGACGGCCGCGGACTCCACGGCGCTCTGGAAGTCGGACGGGATTTCACTACCTGGCTGAAAAACCGCATTGACCAGTACGAGTTTACCGAGGGCGATGACTACGAGGTTTTCCCCAAATCGGGGGAAAACCCCTCCGGCGGCCGTCCGGCCACCGAGTATTCCCTCTCCCTGGACATGGCCAAAGAGCTGGCCATGCTGGAAAACAACGAGGCCGGGCGGCGCATCCGCCGCTACTTTATTGGCGTGGAGAAGAAGGCCCGGCAGCTGTACACCCGCATGCAGGAGCTGGGCATCGAGCAGGTGGAAGCCTGCGCGGTTATCGGGTACATCTACAACCGCTTTTCGGCAAGCCCCGAATGGCACCCGGCAAAAATCAACAAACTGTTCTATCTCCTTTCCGTTCAGCCTCCCCTGACCGCCCCGGACATCGGTAAGCTTTTGGATGTGAGCGACTCAAACGTCAAATACTGGGCAAAACAGTTTTCCCGGGAACTGTACGAACAGGCCGCCGGGTATCTGTCCCCGGTTGGTTTTAAGAAAACCATCCAGCTGGCCCTGCCCCTGGAAGCGGAGGCCTCCCATGCCTAACGCCCCCGAGCCGGTAGACAGCCTGTCTTCCAGCGTGTACAAGATAAAGGCGGTGGCCGACCTTCTGGGCGCTTCCGCCGATGAGCGAAAGCTTCAGGAGCTGACCCTGCCGTGGATAAGCGTACTTCTGGACGAAGAGCTCTCCCGCATGGAAGCCGCCCTGGAACACATAGACTCACCTAAAGCCTCCTGCCTGTAGGGAGCAATAGCGGACAATTTGTCCGCACCCTGTTTTACAAGCCCCTGTCGTAACCGGCGGGGGCTTTTCTTATTTACAATGCAATTTCCTGACTCAGGAATATTTCTCAAATATCTTCTTTGCTATTAAAGACTTACCTGCTTTATCTTCAAAGTACTCACAGGCCAGCGGCGGGTGCAAAGCCCGCAACTGTGTCACAACCCCTTGGCGGGGGGAGGCGTCTCACACGGGGGTGCGGGTTTCGGGTCGCTCCTTTACCGCGCCTTCGTGCTTCCCCCGCCTCTATTTTGATTTTTAAGGAGGTGCTTTATGCCCCATAAAACCTTGTGGATTCTGCTTATCTGGCTGGTATTTCTTGCCGCCGCCGTGGCCCTGCAGGCTGTTATAAGCCCGCAGCTCCCCCTGGCGGACATTGTAAACCTTACCGGCTACATCTCCCTGGCCTACGTTGGCATCAGCAAATCCTCCAACATCATAAAGGCCATCAAGGCCCCGTCGGGAGAGTTCGGCTTTCCCTATATACCTGCCATCCGTGACCGGATGCTCTGGATAACCATTGTCTGGCTCTTCTTTATCGCCGAGGTGCTCATTGTCCGGGCCATCGCCCCCGAGACCGCCGCCCTGCCGGTGGAAGAGGTGATTACCTTCTCCGGAGCCCTGTCCGCCGTCTATGTGGGTATGCACAAGGGCGAGAAGGCCGCCGCCGCCAGCGGCAAGGAAAAGCTTACGGAGGCCGGAGCATGACCACCGCCGTACTGATAATTATCGCCGTCCTGCTTGCCGCCTGCGCAGGTTTGGTTCTCATCCTGCGCAGACAATCCAGAAAGATCAAAGAGCAGTGGAACGAAAACCTGCGGCTCCACGAAGCCTTCTGGCAGGTGGAGAGAAAGGCAGAATACCTTCAGCGTGCTCTGGACGGCACCCTGGAAGCGGAAAAGGAGGCAGCAGATGAAAAACAGAACCTGGCATCTACCGATGATGCTGGTCTTGGCCGCCGGGCTAACGCTCTTTTCGGCGTGCCAGAGCGTAAAAAGCCCTCCTGAGGCAGACGTTCAGGCGGTGCTGGACAAGCTTGCACCGCCCCGGCCCCTGCCCCCGGTAGAAGAACCGGTGGTCTTTGAAGAGAAAGACGGCGGCTTGTGGCTATCTTACGAGAACTACCGCGCCCTGGAGCGCAACATTATAGAAATGCGCCGCTATATGGCTCAGGCAGAAGCGGTGCTGGATTTTTACGAGGAGAAGTAATTTGGCAGCCAGACGGACGGCACAGACCGGACAACCGAAAGAAACACCAATCAAGCGGGAGAGTGCCCCGTCGGTCTGCTCTTTTCACCATGAGCACACCGCCGAGTTCGCCGTAATTGCCAAACAGTACGAGTACCTGCGGGAGCGAATGGACGCATACGAAAAAAGTTTAACCGAAGGGCTTGCTTCCATCAGACAGTATCTGAAAGAAGACTACGCCCAGGCCATAGAAGGCAGAATCTCCATGCTCGCCATGCGCCTGGATGCCGCCGAGCGGCAGATTACCGAGATGCACAAGAGCATCGATGCCCTCTCCAAGAAGATCATATCGGCCATGGGCGGAATTGCCGTCCTGACCTTTTTAATGGGAATCGCCGCCACCCTGGTGGCCGGATTCCTGGGGGGTAAATAATGGCCCTGCCGGATAAACGGGACGAGGCTGAGAGGCTCTATGTGCGTTCTTCCATGACCTGCCCGGCAATCGCCGTCGAGCTTGGGGTGAACGAGGGCACCGTCTACCGCTGGAAGTCTGAGTCGGCCGAGCGGGGCGAGGCCCTGGACTGGGATGTGCAGCGGCGCATCTACAACATGAGCCCCCGGGAAATGGTGGGTATGTACGCCGAGAGCGTGAAAGCCTGGCTGGTGCAGATCAAGTCTAATCCGGAGCTGCTCTCCGACCCCAAGATTGCCGACGCCATTTCCAAGCATATCAGCGTCATGCAGAAGATCGATGTGCGCAGCCAGTATCTGGGGGTGGCCATCGACCTTATCAAGGTGGCCAACAGCTATTTGGCGGAGAACCAACCGGAACTGAAGGCCAAGATGGAACCCTATTGGGATGCGATTTACAACGAGCTTGTAAATTACTCCACCCGTAAAGGAATGTTTTAATGCGGGAAATAAAGACATTAAAGCAGCTTGAAACTGCCTGGAATGAGCTTAAGGAAGAAATCCTCTCCCGCCCCTCGTTTCTGGATAACTCGGCCAAAGCCAGGGAAGAGCGGAAAAAGAAGTGTAAAAACGACCTTCTGGAGTTTGCCCGCACCTATTTCCCCGCCTACGTGCCTCATGAGTTTTCCAAGTTTCACAAGGAATGGAACAAGATCCGCGAAACCGAAAACGAGCCGGTGCTTTTGCAGGCCTTCCGGGGTTCGGGAAAGAGTACCTTCTTTACCCTGCTGGATCCGGTGCATGCCATAGCCTACGGCACGAGAAGCTTTATGATCTTCTCCAGCTACAACGAAGAGAAATCCGCCGCCTTCACCGGCAGGCTTTTACTTGAACTGATGTACAACCCCCGGCTTATAAACGACTTCGGGGAGTTTATCCCCGGCGCCCAGAAACCCGCTCTTAACCGTTTTGTGGCCGAGGTTCCCGGCTCGGGAGGCAAAAGCGTCCTGGTGCGGGCTATCTCCATCGGGCAAGACCCCCGGGGGTTCGTTCACGGCCCGGCCCGCCCGGACTACGTGCGCCTGGATGATATCCAGAGCCGCCAGAGGGCCAAGAGCCGGAAGTTTGTCCGATCCACCGTGGAGTGGGTCATGCAGGACTTGATTCCCGCCCTGGCTTCCAGCTATTCGGCGGTAATCGTGGCCACCCCCTTAAACACCCAGTGTGTGGCAAGTACCCTGGAAAAGGGCTCGGACGATGTACAGCCGGTAAAGACCTACAAGTACCCGGCGGAAAAACGGGGCAGGCCTGCCTGGAAAGAGCAGTTCCCGCCCACCCGGCTTGCCCGGCTGAAACGAACCATAGGCACCACCGCCTACAACCAGGAGTACCTGCTGGTTCCTATGGCTCTGGATGAAAAGATATTCCGGGAAGACTCCATAAAGGGTTACCACCCCGAGGAGCTTATATCCTTGCGTTTTCCCTACGTGTTCAGCTGGACAGACCCCTCGGTCAAGCATGAGGAGAAGCATTGCTACAAGGCCACGGTCTGCGCCGGAATCACCGAGGAAGGGATTATCTATATCCTCAAGGCCCGCATCCGCAAGGAGTCGGTTTCCCGGATGGTAGACGGCATGTACCAGGTGTACACCAGCTGTAACCCCACCTGGATGTTTTACGAGGACAACGGCGGCCAGGCTCTTCTTGGTGAAGTACTTGACCGTAAGGCCGAGACCGAGGGGTACCACATTCCCTACCGGGCAGCCACCAACACCATACATAAAGACACCCGCATCGAGGGAACCCTGTCGGCTCCCATCGAAAACGGGGTAATCAGGTTTTACCGGGAAGACCCGGACCAGAAGGAGCTGATTGACCAGCTTCTCCAGTTTCCCGACGGGGAATACAAGGACGGCCCCGACGCCCTGGAAGGGGTGGTGCGCAAGCTGCTTGAGGCAGCCAGAAAGCGCCGGGCAGGAATGCCTACCACCGCAAGCCCCCGGCGGGCGGCGGCGGTACTGCGGGGGTATGAATAATGGCACGGAAGAATCGGAACTACAGCAACTGGGGCCCCACCGCCCCGGCTAAAGAAAAACAGGAAGGAAGCCTGGCCGACCGGCCGGAGGTTAACCTTGCCGCCGGTGACCATTTTGCCACCCGGGCCCGGGCCAACGAGTTTGTCCGCCTTATGCGGACGCTGCCCGATCCCGACCCGGTACTGCGAAAGATGGGCCGAGGCATCAGCGCCCTGCAGGAGCTTCTGACCGACAGCCATCTGGAAAGCGTGTGGAGCGTCCGCTGTGCCGCCGTCTCCGGAGCCGAGTGGTATATGGAAGCCGGGGCCGAAGGAACAAAGCAGCAGGAGGCGGCCGACGAGTTCGCCCGGCAGCTGGAAGCCCTGGACGTGCCCCGGATTATCGAAGAGATGATGGATGCCGTGGCTTACGGTTATTCGCCCCTGGAAGTGCTGTGGAGCCCTGACGGGGAGAAATGGGGAATCGGCAACATTGTGGGAAAGCCTCCCCAGTGGTTTGAGTTTGACCAGGACAACCGGCTGGTGTTCCGTACCGGCTTTACCGCCCCCGAAGAGGTTCCCGAGAACCGCTTTCTTCTGGTGCGTCACCGCCCCAGCTACGCCAACCCCTACGGGGACAAGGTGTTTTCCAAGTGCTTCTGGCCGGTGACCTTCAAGAAGAACGGCTTTCGCTGGTGGACCGTGTTTGTGGAAAAATACGGCGGGGCCTTCCTGTACGGGAAGTATCCCAACAACGCCGGTAACGAATACAAGGCGGAGCTGCTTCACGCCCTGGAATCCATGGTGGCCGACGCGGTGGCCATTGCCCCGGAAGGATCGGAGATTACCATCGAGGGGGCTGAAGGCAAAGCCGCCAGCTCTTCGGTGTACGCCGAGTACATCACCATGGCCAACTCCGAAATTTCCAAGGCCGTGTTGGGCCAGACCCTGACTACCGAGATAGGCAAAACCGGCAGCTATGCGGCCGCCCAGACCCACAACCAGGTGCGGGATGATCTGGCCGCCGCCGACCGGCGCCGGGTGGCTTCCGCCTTTAACCGCCTGGCGGCGGTGTTCACCCTCTACAACTACGGCCCCGGGGTAGAACCTCCGGCGTTCGTCTTTGCCGAGGATGAAGACCTGCAGGACGACCGGGCCGAGCGGGACACCAAGCTTTTTGCCCTGGGCTTCCGCCCCAAGAAAAGCTATATCGCCCGGGAATACGGAATCCCCGAGGATGATTTTGACCTGGTTAATCCGGGAGAGCCGCAGGCCGCCTTCAGCCGCGCCCCTTCGGCCCTTATCCCGGAATCCGAGCACCTGGAAGACTGCGGATGCGGATGCCAGGACGGCACCGCCCCACCGCTTCCGGTTGCCTCCGGCAGCCAGGAAAAGAAAAAGCCCGGCGGACTTTTCGGCCTTCTGCCCCGGCTGTTTGCGGACAAGGAAGACCGGGCCCGGGAGAAGGACGACCGGCTGACCGGAGATTTTGAAACCGCCCTTTTAAAAAAGGGGCAGGAGGAAACCGATGCGACCATTGACCGGCTCCTCGACGCTGCGGCTAAGGCTGCGACTTTTGAGGATGCGTTTGAGATACTTGCGTCTGCGTATAGCGGCCTTTCTGCTGCGGAACTTTCGCAGATTATTGACAACCTGCGCTACGCGGGAAGCCAGATAGGAGCTGCCCGTGGCTGACCGTATCCCCGATCCGGCAGAGGCCCGGCGCTATCTCTCGCGCAAGGCCGTGGTGGAAACCGAAGACTGGGACGACTTGAAGTGGGGCGAACACGCCCACGCTTTTACCGTCGCCCATTCCCGGGATGCCGCCGTGCTGGATGACATCTTCGGCCTTATGAACAAGGCCATGGACGGGGGCGAGAGCTACGAAACCTTCCAGAAGGGCCTTAGGGGCTTGATGGAAAAGAAGGGCTGGTACGGCAGGGCCGACAAGGGCCCGGATGATGAAGGGTACATCAACTGGAGAACGAAGCTGATCTACCACGTGAACATGCGCACCGCCTATGAGGCGGGCCGGTACCGTCAGCAACTTCGAGGCGCCGAGCTTCGGCCCATCTGGGTGTACAAGTCTAAGCTGGTGGGAAAGAACCGCAGACAGGATCATGTGGCCATGCACGACAAGGCTCTGCGCTACGACGACCCCTTCTGGAACACCCACCGCCCGCCCAACGGCTGGGGCTGTGAATGTTCGGTTGTTACCTTAAGCGAATCGGGGGCAGAACGGGAAGGCGTGGAAGTTGTCTCCTCCGGCCCCTCGGGCAACCCCCCGGCCATGATCGAGTCAAACGGCTCACCAGTGAACTGGGACAAGTTCACCCTCGAGGAATGGCGCTACAACCCGGGACGGGAAGCCCTGGCTCCGAACTTCAGCCGCTACACCAATCTGGCAAATGCCAGAATGAGCGACGGCAGAAGCGCCCTGCGGCATGTGGTAGACCGCTACCGCGCCGACATGGACAACACCCGGCTTACCCAGGGTGAGTTTGCCACCCTGCTGGACCGGATGAATGAAAAGGATTATGTGCCCCAGCAAATTAACTATCAAGTGGGGAACCTTGAGTCCGAGCGATACCAGGCCATGAGAAAGGCCGGGATTGAGGACTCGAAAATTATGGCTACCGATAGCGATTTATATCATGGGACGGCAGACAAGGAAGCCGCTCAGAAGATTTTGAAAGAGCAGTTTGAAGAGCTTTATCAGACCCTTCAAAGCCCTGAAAAAATCTATGAAAACAGCGAGCCCCACTATCCCCGGCTGGGGAGGGAGTTTCACTTTGTGAAAGACACTGGTGACGGCAAGGCCTTGACCGTGGTTCTCCGACAGAAGAATCAGAACACAGCCTTGCAGATACGAACGATGGGATGGATTGATAATCATCACGAAGGGTTGCCGTATGAAAAAGTATGGTAACCGCCCGGAGGGACTCAAACCCTCTGCATTCCAGACCGGATTGCTCCGGCAAGGCCCGGCTTCTATTAGGGTCCTTGGCGGTCACCACATAGGTAAATATACCCCTTCTTCGGAAGGAAATCAAGGAGGCCGGGAATGATCACTGGCGCAAAGTTCTGGAACGACCGTAACCGGTATTACGTCCAGCACAACAACCCAACCGAGGAAATCTTGCGCAAGCGCTCCGACGGAGGGTGGCTTGTTTCCTGCGGCCCCACCGCCGCCGTGGGCTGTATAGCCGCCATGGGTCACCAGGTGGATATCACCTGCCCCGGAGCCTACAGACCCCAGGCAGAAGAAGTGCTCATGGACTTTTTCAACGACCCCCGCAACTACGAGGAACTGGAGAAGGCCCGGCCCGAAACCCACCCGGCGGACTGGTACGGCAACGAGATTCCCCAGTTCTACCCCGTGGCGGTTTCGGCGGTCTTTGGTGTGGCGGCTACCTTTATCTGGGTAAGTGCCATGGACAAGGTCGCCCTGTTTCTGCGCCAGGGTAAGGCGGTGCAGCTCTGCCTGAAACAGCCAGGCCACTACATTGCCGCCATAGCGTGGGACGATGAGAAGCGGGAAATCATCTTCAACGATCCCTGGCCTGCCCGTTTTCCCGACGGCAACGGATTTAACCGCCGGATGGATGAAGCTGAGTACCGCCGGAACGTGAAACCCTTTGCGGTGGTGTATGGGGGTAATATATGAAAAACACTATACGCACGAGGAAGGCCGTAGAGGGGCGGGAAAGCGGGAAAAGGTGTCCAAGTACCACCTTGCCCCTATCAATCAAATTTAAACGGGAATTAAAGCAATTTAAAGGGTGTTTCCAAGGCCTTAAAGATAGCGTTTTCCCGTTGTCGGACAGAAAAGGAGTGGAATATGCCTGAAATCATGATTTTTAAGAGCGGCAAGTATCCCCAGGGCGATTGGCCCAAGGAGCGGGTACAGAAAATGGTGGACGCCTACGATCCCGAGCGGGGCATCGAGGCGGCGGTGGTCATCGGCCACCGGTTTTATTCCGATACCGACGAGAGCCAGTTTGCCCACGGCTGGGTAAAGGCCTTGCGGATGGATGGTGCGGGAAAGGTGTATGCCGACATCCCGGAGTTTTCCGCCGAGGCCAAGAAGGCCATGGCCGAGAACAAGCTGCGCTACGTCTCTTCGGAGATATTCGAGTTCGACAAGATCGACTTCGGCCAGCCTCCCTATTTACGGGCGGTTGCCCTTCTGGGGCGGGATACCCCGGCCATATCCACCACCAAGCTGCCGAGCCTTTTCGGGCTTCTGTCCGGAGGCACCATGAACACGGTGGACGAAAAAGAGCACATAGCCGCATTTACCCGAAGGGTGAGCGCGGAGGAATTTGGAACATTGTCGTCGGAAGGACGGCAGGATCAAACCCAGCTACAGGAGGAAGAGAAGATGGGTGAAGTTGAAAAACTGCAAGCCGAGCTTGCAAAGACCAACGAACAGCTTGCCGCCTTCCGCAAGGAAAACGACGAGCTCAAGGGCGCCACGAAGAAAACCGAGGCGCAGGGCTTCTATGGAAAGCTTAAGGACGAAGGGAAACTGTCTCCCGCCCTGTTCGACAAGGCGGTGGAACTGGATGCCCGGCTTCCCGAGGAAGAGCGCAGCCAGATGCGGGCCCTGTTCGACCAGATGGAAACCAAGGTCGATCTGACCGGTACCCATGCGGCGGACAAGAAAAAGGCTCCCGCCGCCCAGGCCGGGACCCCCGCCCTGACTGCGAAAATCAAGGCCTTCCAGGCCGAAAAGAAACTGGCAAGTTTTGCCGAGGCGGCCGAGGGGCTCTATGCCCAAAGCCCTGAACTTTTTGAAGAAGGAGAAGAGTTATGAGCGAACGAAGAGCCTATAACGCCGAGAGCGCCATCAACCCCGGATGCGGAGTTGTTCAGGGCACGGCGGAAAATCAGGTAAAAGCCCCGGGATCCGGGGGAAGCGGCAGCTTTATCGGGGTCTATCCCTTTGAGGCCAATCTGGCCAAGGAAGCGGGCGACCAGGTGGGTATTGTCCTGTCGGGAATCGCCAAGGTACAGGCGGGCGGAAGCGTCACCGCAGGAAGCAAGGCTTCCCTGAAGACAAACACCACCGGGACTTTTATCAACACCACCACCGCCGCCGGCCAGCATGCCGTGGCGGGTACCTTCCTGCAGTCTGGTTCTGCCGGGGAATACGTGGACATGATCGTGGAACGCGGCAGCGTTACCGTACCGGCATAAGGAGGATTTAGAACATGCCTAGAGAATTAGGATACGTCAGCCCGCTTCTGAGTAATCTCGCAAGCGACCATTCAACCAAGGTTCGGGAGGGGCTTGTTGCCCCCCTGATTTTCCCCCGGGTTCCTGTAGGTAAGCCCTCGGGCAAGTACGCCATATTCAGTGCGGAAACCGCCTTCAAGGTTCCCGACGTTACCATGGCCGGAGAGCGAAGCCGGGCCAACGAGTTTGCCGCTTCCGGCGAAATGGCCAACTACGCCACCAGCCGCTACGGCCTGAAAAGCTTCATCGACGAAGCAGACCTGTCCTTTATGGACGGCCCTTTCAAGCTGTGGGAAAAGCGGAAAACCGAGCTTCTTTCCAGCAAGCTGGAGCTTGCCCAGGAGAAGCGCATCGCCGAAACCATCTTCGCCCTGTCCGGACGCTCCGCCACCTTGAGCGGAACCGGCACCGCCAAAACCAACAAGTGGGCCGCCGCCAGTGATTCGGCGGGAGGCGACCCCTATGGCGCCATCATCGACGCCATCGCCAACTTGTTCTACCGGCCCAACCTGATGGTGATTCCCGAGGCGGTCTATGACGCCATCGAGTTCCATCCCCGGCTTATCGACAAGCTGGGCGAAGCCAACCTGATCAAGAAGGTGGACGAGGCGAACCTCGCCAAGCTTTTCCGCATAGACCGGGTCATCATTGCCAAGGGCAAGGCCGACTTCGGCAAGCGTAACGCTTCCAAGTCCGTGAGTCTTTCGGGAATCTGGGGTGCCAACGTGGTCATGGCCTACACCAGCGATGTGTGGGACGAGCCCTGCGCCGGAAAGACCCTGATGGTCAACTACCCTCAGGCAGACAACACCGGTTATGTAGTGCGCACATGGGAAGAGGAAGACGGCGGAATCCTGGGCGGCGAGTACGTGCAGGTGGCCCACGACGTGACCGAGCTGGTGGTAGCTCCCGACCTGATCTATACCATCAAGGACGTGCTCTAAGAGCACTCGCCAATAAGGAGGTAAAAGCGTGGCCTATTGCACGGTGGAAGATTTGTACAACGCCTTTGGCGAAGACAACATAAACGGCTGGAGCCGTCTTGACCCTGATACCGCGGACAGGGCCATAGCCAACGCCGGGGCCGAAATTGACGGGTACCTGCTTTCCGGCGGGTATCCGGTGCCCCTGGACCCGCCTCCTGCGAATATTCGCAAGTACGCCATCGACCTTGCCGGACTGAACCTGATTAACGGATACGGCCTGATGGCCAATGACGACGGTTCTAAAGGCATTGTCGAGCAGGCCAAAAGCGCCCGGCGTTATCTGGAGAAGGTGGCCGAAGGTAAGTACCGCATTCCCGGCTATGCGGAAGAGGGGGAAACCTCTCTGCCTCCCTCCGGGAATGTTCAGGTATCCTCCAGAGCTCGCCTTGATCTGGAGGCTTATTGATGGCAGGCGCGGGAGTAGAGGTCACCTGGAACGAGCGGGAGTTTGAGGCCATTTTGCAGGCTTTGAGCAAAGCCGCCATGCCTGACCTGAAGGCGATAGCCGATTTTGCGGGGGCCGAGCTGGATTATATCAGCAAAGAGGCCTTCGAGAAAGAAAAAGACCCGGTGACAGGGCAGCCCTGGAAGCCGCTGAAGCGGCCCCGGAAGAACGGCTCTGTCCGGCCCATATTGAACGCAGGAGGGCAGCTCAAGCGGTCGCTCTCCTGGGAGGCCTTCGGGGATGGTTCGGTGATTTACGGTTCAAACATGGTCTATGCCCGCATCCACCAGAAAGGCGGCAAGGCCGGAAGAGGACAGAAAGTCCTTATTCCCGCCCGGCCGTACATGGGGGTGCCGACGGACTTTGACCGGAGAATCCTGAACGACCCGGCAATACTGGAAAAACTCGGCATGGCCGCAGGAGGTGAGGCATGATTACCGAAGCCAAGAACCTGCTGGCCGCCGTGGTGGCCGCCCGGTCTCCGGAGGCTACCGTCGTGCGCTCTGCGGAGGAAGAGTCCCGGGCCATCATGGCCCGCAAGTTTCCCCTGGTCTCCCTGATCTCAAACCCCGGGGCCTTTGACGGCGCCGAGGCCCGGACGGTCAGGTATTACGACGATGCCGACGGGTTCTGGAAACAGCGCTATGTACGGGGGAACCGGGTACTGCCCATCCTGATGCGCTGCTGGGCCAAGGGGGAGGAGATGGCAGACCAGCTCTTTTCCCGGATTGTTCCGGCCATCCCCAGCCGCTGGGAATATGACGACTTCGCCGGGACTGTTGAGATAGCCGCCGAGGAACACTCGGATCATACCGGCAACACGGCAAAGCTGTTTTTGTCGGTGGCAGAAATCCGGTTTACCGCCCCGGCGGCACTGGAAGAGGGCGTTGTGCCCACCATCGACGAGATCGATGTACAGCCGGAAGAAAGCGCTTAAAAGCGCAAGGAGGAATCATGGCCGAACAAACCAAGACTGATAAACCGGAGGTAAAACCCGAGGTAAAACAGCAAATCAAGGAAGCGCCGAAAAAGGCCCTTCCCACCGTGGAAGAGCATGCAAAGAAACAAAAGGTTACCGCACCGATTCTGGCGGCGGTGATGCAGAAAGCAAACTGGTCCAGCGGAAAGCGGGTCAGCCGGGAGGAGTTCGAGAATGCTGTAAAAGCGTTTTTAAGCGCCCCCATGGGAGGTAGAAACTAATGTTACCAGGTGTGAAAAATACCATTAAAGATGGCGCCATGGGTGTTCTCGGCGCCGATGCCACCGGACGCTTTGCCGCTGTCGGTGTGGGGGGGCTCTACGGACAAGGCATTCTGGCCTTTACCGCCCCCGACCAGGTGGAAGAGAAAATAGGAGACGGGCCCCTGCGGGATCTGCTGGTAAGCGCCCTGTCCATTGCTAAAACCACGGTGTACGCCGTGTCTCTGGAAGGAACCGTCGCAGGAACCCTTTCCGCAGTTACTCCCGGAGCGGAGAATACCGGCGCCGGATCGGTAAGCGTGTCCGGAGACCCCAGAAACGAATACGACATCAAGGTGGAGATTCTTACCACCGGAGAACTCAACGCGGCAACTTTCCGGGTTACCGTGGACGGCCTGGCCGGGAAGCGGCTGACCGTGCCCGATTCCGGCGGCAATTACCTCATTCCGGGAACCGGCATTACCCTCCAGTTTAATCTGGTATCAGGGACTTTCGATGCGGGAGATACCTTCTCCTTTACTGCCACCGCCCCTGCGGCCAGCAACGCAGAAGTCCTGGCGGCCATCGATACTATTCTGGAAGCCAAGCTCGACATCGAGTGGATCGCCGTGGCAGGCGTCTCCGATGCCGCCCTCTGGGCTGCCCTGGCCACCAAGGCAGAAGGGGCCGCCGAGATTTACCAGTATCTCTTTTTCATCGCCCAGGCCCGGTACAAAACCTCCGCCGAATCGGTGGACGAGTGGGTAACCGCCCTGACGACTACCGAGAGAGGCACCGTGGCCTCCACCCGGCTGCAGGTGTGTGCCGGATGGATAGAAGAAGCCGACGCCTCCGGCCAGGTGGATGTGCGGGGGCTCATTGGAACTTACTGTGGCAAGCTTGCTTCCCGGAACGTTCACCAGGGCCCTGATGCCGTACGCTACGGTTCGGTTACCGCCGCCACTGCTCTGGCACCTGCTGGAATCAACGACGGCCACATCGAAAGCCTGAAAAACGCAGGCTACGTGACCGCCAGAACCATCATCGGCCTTTCCGGAATCTACGTGACCAGCGGCCAGATCATGAGTGAGGAAGGCAGCGACTTCGATCTGGTGGAACGCCGCCGGGTTATGGACAAAGCCTGCCGTCAGGTTCGCACCGCCCAGTTGGTCTGGGTGAACGATGCGGTCAAGGTCGGGGCCGACGGAAGCCCCGAGGGCATAGAGATGCTCGTTGCCCAGAGTGAGAATCCTTTGAAAATCATGATAACCAACGGCGAAATTTCCGACGGTTATGTGATTGTCCCCGACGGACAGAACATCCTGTCCACCAAGAAAATCAATACCAAAGTGCGCATCGTGCCCCTGGGCAAGGTTGCGTACATCGAGAACGAGATTGCCTTCAGCAATCCGGCCCTGGGAGGTGAAGCATGATTAACGGAAACGTCTACGACTTCGAGTCGGTAAAAGTCCTTCTGCCCACCGGTATGGTGGTGATGCTGGAAAGCATATCCTACAAGGACAAAAAAGATGACGAGGTTATCACCGGGGTGCACAACCTGCCGGTGGGTATCGGTAGGGGTGAGTATTCCGGCGAGTGCGAGATTGAAATATCCCGTCACGAGTTCGACAAGGTAGACGCCTACGCCGCTTCAAACGGCGGGTTCTACAACATGCCCCCCATTCCCATTGTGGTCAGTTACGGCCATCTGGGACAGCAGCCGGTGACAGACTCTCTGATGGTGCATTTTACCGAGCGGGACTTTTCCGCCTCCAAGGGAGACAAGAACCTGAACATCCCGTTGAAAGGGGTGCTCACCGCACCCATCGTTACCAACGGACGCCCGGCCTACATTCCCAACTAAGGCCGGGGAATAAAACGCAAGGAGCAAGAGCGTGAAGATTGATAAAGAACAGCTTGACAACCTGAAAAAGGAATACCCTTCCGGCCTGTATGAAGGTTCCGTGTCCTTCAACGACGAGGCGGATGTATTGCATGAGGTAGAGTTTCTCTACCGCAAACCCACTACGGCGGACATTGAGGCCCACCAGAAGGCGGCTCAGCGCAGCCCCATGGTGGCAAACCTCAATATCCTCCAGTCCCTGATCGTTCACCCCGATCCGGCCCCGATTATCGAGAAGGTGCGGGACTATCCGGCTGCCTATGGCCGCTTCATTGATGAGGCAATCAGCCCTTTCTTCGGGGCCAACGTTACGGTCAAGAGCCGGAAACTGTAGTCAGCATTACCAGAATCCGCCTGTTTATCAGGCGGTTTCTGGGCGCTGATGTTTCACACTCAGGGCTTGAGGAGTTGATGGAGCGCTACGAAGAGGCGCGAATCATGCGGGATTTCGAGGTGGGTGTCATGCAGGAAGCCATCTATAAGGCGCTGGGAGGCGGCAAGAAGTGAACTTTACCAGTTCCATTACATTAATGTTCAAAGACGCGTTCTCTTCCGGGTTCCAGCAGGCCCAGAACTCCTTTGCGGGCATGAAGTCCGCTATGGGGGAAATTAACGAGAATCAGGAAATGAACCGCATGGCCGCCGACCTGTCCATGATGACCGCCATGACCGACCCCATGCGCCAGGCTTTGTCAAACGCCCTGGATCAGCCTGCCCGGATCGCCGGAACCCTGGACAGCTCCCTGCGGAACATTCAGGCTGTTACCGGCTCCACCGCCGAGGAAATGAACGGCCTGCGCCGGGAACTTCTTTCGGTGGGCGGCCGGGCCATTGCGGGGCCAGAAAAGGTGGCGGCGGCCTATTACGACGTGGCCAGCGGTGTCACCGATGTATCGGCCAGAATGGCAACCCTTGAAGCCTCCGTGGCGTTGGCCGAAGCAGGCCAGGCAGACCTTGGAACCGCCACCGGCGGTCTTATTAAGGTCATGAATGCCTATAATTTCTCCGCAGATCAGGCGAACTTTGCCGCCGATGTTTTTACCGCCACCGTAGGAAAAGGTGTCGGCTCCATGGACGAGTTTGTCTCCGCCATGAGTCCTATTGCCGGGCTCACCTCCTCGGTAGGAATTGGCTTTGACGAGGTAGGTGCGTCCATGGCTTACATCACCAGCAAAGGCCAGACTGCCAGCGCTGCCGGAACACAACTCCGGGCGGCCGTTACCAGTCTGCTCAATCCCAACGAAACTTTAAACCGGCTACTCCAGTCCATGGGTATGGAATCCGGCTCGGCCATGCTGGAACAGTATGGTCTGGCTGAATCCCTTGGGATGATCAGTACCGCCTTGGGCGGTAGCTCTGATGCCATGGCCCGTGCTCTTGGGTCTACCGAAGCCCTGCAAGGCGCAATCGCCCTGACCCAGGATGGTTTTTCCAGCTTCGCCGACACCTACAAAAGCGGCCTCGAAGGGGTAACCGAGCAGGCCCGGGGGGTACAGCTGGAATCCATAGAAGCCAAGATGGCCAGGCTGGAAGCCGCCTCCGGTTCTTTGCAGGCCCAGATAGGCGGGGATATAAACCAGATACGCGGGTTCTTTGTGGACATGAAGATCGGCTTTCTGGAGAACGTGGCGGCGCCCATCATGGAGAGTCCGGTGGGCCCGGCGGTTTCAAAAATAACCGCCTTTGTCGGTGAAGGCGCCAAGGCTATGCTGAACATGGGCTCGGGAGCCTTGAACACCGCCGCCCAGCTCTCGGTGTTGACCGCGAACATTCAGAACGCCGGGGGAATTGCGAAGCTGTTTAAAAGTTCTCTTTCCCTTCTTGGAGCTCCCTTTAAAATGGTGAGTGGTCTTGCCCGTGGATTTATCTTCCGTCTTTTCGGCATCGGCGGAGCTTCTGCCACCGCATCGGGGGGAACCGGCGCCTTCGGAGCAGCCAGCGCTGGGGCTACCGGAGGAATCGGAGCGGCAACCGGAGCTACCACCGCCTTCGGGGCTAGTCTCTGGGCGACCATGTGGCCGATTCTGGCTGTTGTGGGTGCCGTGGCCCTTATTGTCGGCGGGGCGTATCTCCTGATTAAGCACTGGGACAAGGTCTCCGGTTTCTTCTCTCGCATGTGGGAAGGTATAAAAAGCGCCTTCACCTCCGCCTGGGATTGGCTGGTCGGGATTTTCCAGAAAGGCATGGAATGGATCAAGGGCGTCATATTCGGCGCCTCCGACTGGGTGCTCGGGGCGGTGGCCCTGTTCTTTCCGTTCATCGGAATTCCCGCTCTGGTGATTAAGCACTGGGATTCCATCAAGGAGTTTTTCGCTAATCTATGGACCGGTATGGTCGGCGGATTTCAATCCGCCTGGGAAGGAATCAAAGGGTTTTTCGCCAATCTGTGGGAAGGGGTCAAGGGAGTAATTACCGGATTCGTAGACTGGGTGTCGGGAATTATCGACTTTTTCCTTGCACCATTCCGGGCAATCTTTGACGGCATATCCAGCATCTTCGGCGGCATTACCAATGTGGTGGGCGGAATCGTTGACAAGGTCGGTGGCGTTGTTGGCGGCATCGGCGATTTCTTCGGCGGCCTTTTCGGCGGTGCCAAGGAATCGGGCTCCCAGATGAACGACGCCTTTGCCCAGGGCATTCAGTCTAACGCCTCCGCTCCGGCCTCCGCTTTCGGCAATTCGCTGCGCGGCATTGATTCCCAGATGCCTCACTCCGACGCAGACGAAGGCCCCTTGTCCCGCCTCAGCGCCTCCGGCCGGGCTCTGACCAATACCTTTGCCCGGGGTATGGACCCTTCGGCGCTTGAGCAGCGGGCAAGCCAGGTGTTCGCTTCGGCTGCCCCCTCCGGTGAATATACCATTCCCGAAGGCCGGGATACTTCCGACGATCGTGCCCGGCCCTCTCAGGTGACCATACAAAACCTGTATGTGCAGTCCGAAGACTTCGAGAACGCCTATGACTTTATCCGCCAGATCATGCACATGGTCGAGCGGCCCCAGGGGGTACCGGTATGATACTTTCTGTAGATACCGAAAACGGCCTGATCTTGATTGGCTCGCCGCCGAAAGCCCTTCCCGGGATTCTGGACTCCGTGGAAATCGGCGGAGCATTGAGTATGGAAAGCTCTTCCATGCAGGGATCTAGCGGGGCCACCAGAACCGTACACGGCTGGGGAGATGCGGATTTAAGCATTTCCCTCACCTTGATTGACGACCCCGGCAAAGGGATGAGCCGGTACGATAGCCTGGCGAAAGTGACCGGGGTATTCAAGAAAGTGGCTGATGACGGCGGCCCGGAACTGTATGTTCTGCAGCATCCCATGGTTTCTGCCTGGGGAATCCGCAAGCTTCTGTTCTCCGACCTTAAAAGCGTCGAGTCCAGGGGAAAACAAAAAATCAAGATAAACCTGCAGTTCGTGGAGCACGAAAGCACTGTGGCCGCCACCCAACAGCGACAGACCCAGGCTGCCACAGCCCAGGCGGATGCCACCGAAGCGGCTGTTCAGGAGCCCCGGGTATCCGCCCAGATGCAGCGAAGGCTAAGCGCCATGGAGGCCCGTCTTGAGCAGTTCTGAACAGAAGCGGCGGCTTGTGCAGGTTGAGGTATCGCTTTCCGGCCAGAGAATAACAAAACGACCTCTTTCCTTCCGCCTGGTGACAGATCAAAGCTTACCGGCGGCTATCTGTGAGCTTGAGTATCCTTCCTCCGTTGAGCTGGGAAAAGCCGGAGATGAGGTGGCTGTTTCCTTGAAGACCCCTGTGAAAACTGCTGTGCTTTTTACCGGCCAGGTCTACGACGCCAAAGTTTACGGGAGCGCCCGGAAGCTGAGTCTTGCCGACGGATACAAGAATCTCTTTGACACGGCCCTGGCTACCGCTTACCGCAAGGAAACCGCCGGGGTCATTCTTTCAGATATCCTTGATGCGGCAGGAATTACCGGCAGGGATGTGACCTGTCCAGATGTGGAGGTTCCCCGGTTCTCCCATGCCGAGAAATCCGCCGTGGATCTTATTGCCTCCCTTATAGAGACCCTGAAGACCTTCGGTTATTCCGGGTTGCGCTATTTTTTTGATGCTGAAAACATCTTCCGTTTCGGAACTATAGATGACAGCGCCGTAAACTCAGGCGATCCTTTGAGCCTTGAAACCGGCAGAACCATTATAGAAAAAAGGCCGGAAAGGATTATGACGCTTCCGGCCGCCTTCCGCCATAGCCAGAGCCTTGAGGTTGACGGAGCGTCCTTGATCGCTGCTCGAACCGAGCTTGTTCTTTCGGCTCGCCGGTCGTTTCTGGCCATCAGGGTGAAGGAGTAAAGCGTGCAGACAGAAGATATCCTGCGGAACCTGCTTGGCGCCTTGCTTCCTCACCGTTCGGCCCCGGCCATCGGAAAGGTGGTTAAGGCCCACGAAGGCCCGGGTAAAACCGCCTACTCGGTGGATGTGCGCATCCTTACCCCCGGAAGCCTTGAAGAGACGGATCAAGTGATCGCCGAGGTTCCCATATCCCCGATATGGGTAGGACAGAAGGGAAAAGGTTTGTATGCCGTCCCGCCGGAGAATACCCTGGTTGTGGTCTCGTTTATCGGTTGGAACCCGGCCTATCCGTTTGTTGCGGGAATCTGGTCAGATGAGTACCAGGCGGGCGAGTTCGCCAAGGATCAGCTCGTGATTACCGATGGCGACGGCTTAAGGCTAGGGGTTGACGTGGATTCCCTGTTTCTCTTCGAGACCAAAACCCAGAGCCTGAAAGCGATTCTGGAAAAGCTAATTGATGAAATATCGGCCATTCAGACCCAGGGGGCGCCGCCCCAGCATGTAGTATCTCCGGTGTCGGTGCAGAAGCTCCAGGCCATAAAGCAAGAAATAGCAGGTCTTTTAAAGTGAGGTTTTATGCTTGATTCAACAGTCTTGAAGAACGAATTAAAGCCCGCTCTGATCACCTTCTGGGAAAGCGGGTTTAGCGGGGATGAAGGAATGACCGTGGAGGATTACGCCGAAGAGTTCGCCCGGATCATCGCCGAAAAGATTGTCGCCCATATTACAACAAACGCCATGGTGCAAACCACTGTCACCGGAACTGCCGGGCCTTACCCTGTGGTTGGAAACGGGCAAGGAGGTATTACCTGATGGATTACGGAACAGACATGCTTCTGGTCGATGACGACATCGTATTTACCCCCGACGGGGATATTGAACTGGTTTCAGGGCCTGCCTGTATTGCCCAGGACATTGACCAGGAGCTGAAGATTGCACCGGGGGCCCTTGGATGGGACAAGGCTGCAGGCAGCTCGATGCTCTTGATGCTAAACGACTCTCAGAGCGACGCTGCCGCAGTGGTTGCCGAGCTTGAGCGCGTTGCCATTGAGGATGAACGGGTTGAGCCTTCGTCAGTGAAGGCTACTGCCTTGACCGACGGTAAGACCTACCGCCTGGAGTTTACCCCGCTGGCGGCGGTAAGTCCGGAGACTCTGGACTTTGACCTGGGGAAAGGAGAGTGAGGTATGTCTGATAGCTGGATAGATAAAAGCGAAGAAGAAATTCGGGAAGAAATTATACAGTGGGGCAAAGAAGAGACAGGCCTTACCAACATGAAAAGCGTGGGGGTTCTGCGGGCCTTTCTTGAAGTGCTCGCCAGAACCGCCTCCGCCGCCTATGTGTCGTATATCAATCCTGTGTATAAGCAGGCGAATCTGGATACAGCCACAGGTTTCTGGCTTTCTCTGTGGGGAATGCTTGTCGGTGTAACCCGGAAAAAAGCAGTCAAGGCGGCGGGCAGTTTTGCGGGCCAGGCATTTGATGACGGCAAAATCAAAAAGGGAACATGGATAATTACCGAAGGAACGGCCCTGCGCTTTAAGGTTACATCTGACACCCTTTTTTACGCCGGGGCCTTTGTAATACCCGTGGAGGCTGAGCTTGAGGGCAGTGTCTACAATCTCACTCCGGGAACCTCGCTGCGCGCTACTAGTGTGATTCAGGGGCTCTCGTCTCTTTCGGTGCCGGAAGAATGGACAGAAACTCTTGGAACAGACGAGGAGACGGACGCCTCTTTGCGTTCGCGAATCAAGGACAAGTGGAAAAGCATCGGCGAAGGAAATCCTCCGTCAAAGTATGAATACATTGCCGCAACTGTTACCGGGGTGGTAAGCGCCAAGGTTATCCGCACTCCCCGGGGGTTTGGCTCCATGGATGTCCTGATCACTTCGGTTGAAGGCCTGCCCTCGTCGGCGCTGCTTACCATCGTAAGGGATGCCCTGGACGCCTACGGTCTTGTGTGCCGCGATCTTATTGTTCGTGCTCCGGAGGCAATCATCTGCGATGTGGAAGTTGAATACGGTGGCGATTATTCCGAGGCGGAAGTAGAGCTTGTCCTGCGGCAGTACATCATTTCCCTCGGCATCGAGGGGAAGCTTGAAATCAGAAAGCTTTATACCGAGCCGTGGGTAGATCTGGTGCTTGATTCCCTGGAGATTATATCCCCGGCCAGGGATATAGAAGCCGGAGAAAATGAGCTGATAGTCCCGGGAACAGTCACGGTAACAAAGGTGGTTTGACGTGCAGGATGTAATAGATAAGCTCCGGCCGCCGGGGCATACAAAGAAGAACCGCTCCACCCTTTACCGGCTAATCGGTCGAGTCACTGCCCGTATGGCCGCCGACGGGCAGAAGTCCCTGGAGGCATTTTTCCCTCTTACAGCAAGCAATGACGATGTGGCCCGTCATGGAGCGGCCTTATCCATACCCCGCTTTCCCTTCGACACCGATGCCGCCTACCAGGATCGGGTGTCGGCAGCCGCGTACTATCTGGAGCGGCAAGGGATGCGCGGGTTTGTCAAGGAGTTTCTGGACCAGCTTATACCAGGCCGGTATTCCCTTTTGGAGTATCCGAAAATAGGCTTTCGTGTCGGATACTCGCCGCTGGGCGCTTCACCCTTGGGCGGAGGGTTTAGGCTGTATGTGAAGGTGCGGGACATGACGACCCAGGAAGAGGACTGGATATACACCTTTCTGGATACGTCTCTCGATCCGGACATTGAAATCCATGTTCTGCCATGGGTCTTTAATCCGGTGTCTCCCGCAGGAATTGACTTGCTGCGCAAGCTTGGAGGTTCCACCTGGATTGCTCGGCAGCTGGAAGATATCTGTTCCGCGACTGTTGAGCTCTTGCCGGATGATGGTTTTCGCCTCGGCTATGCCATGCTTGGCTTTACCAGAATAATCCACGGGGCTGACCCCCTCGTCCTTGTAAAAACCCAAAGCCCTGACTGCGTCTCCGCCATTCAGTCCCGGCTTGATGAAATACTCGAAGAATCAATAGAGAGGAGGTGTTCGTAATGGACAAAATTCAATTTGTGCAGGGCATGTATCCCGAGGACATACATTTTAACGGTCTTCAGGATTCCGTGGAAAAGGCAGATAAAACCATCGCCGCCGCCCTTGCCGGTAAAGGGGTGGCTTACGGCTTTGCCCTGTCAATAACCGGCGACACGGCGCAGGTAAGCCCGGGTCTCGGGTTTGACGAAACCGGGCGGGCGGTACAATCGGAAGATCCTGTTACCGTCAGTCTGGCAGACATAGCGCGCCCCGCCGCCGGTCAGTATAAATGGCTGGCTCTGGTGGCCAGCTTTGTCCGGAATAGTTACGGCGATGTGTACGACGACAACAATCAGCGCCACGATCTGTACAACGATGAAAGTATGGTTCTTGAGCTTGTTCCAGGAGCATCAGGAAGCCTGGAAGGAGCCGTGCGGCCGGACGAAGGGGATGGCATCATCATCGCGGATATCCTGGTAGATTCCGCCACGCCTTTTGAGGAGCTTGTACCGGATTATGCCCGAAGGGGCAGGATAGTCTCTCTCCTCGATCTGTTGGACAGAGAGGCGGTAAAGCGGATAGCGGTAGATGCAGATGGCGTCAAAGAGCTGTCCTTCGCATCTCTTGGGCTTGCCGACGGAACCTATTCCGTTAAGGCTCAGTTGATTGGCTCATGGCCTTTTGTTCGCAGTCTCGGAGTGGAGAGTATCGAAACAGTGGTGAAGGTGTACCTGTATCATGACAGCTACCCCTACAAAACCCCAGTCCTCGGTGCTCCCAAAATCAAAGTTGGCACAAGCCCCGTAGGGGAATTTGCAGTAGGCGGCCGGGAATCTGTTCCGGTTGATCTATTCATACGCAAGGAGGAAATCTAATGAAGGGAATACCCAATGTATTCAACACAAAACAGGACTGGCTGAATGCTCATCAGTACGCCATGACCAAGGGAGACGCCCACTACAAGTCTATGCTCTCAGCCCGTCTCTCGTCACTAAAGAACACCGGAACCATGCTGGTGCTAAAAGAGTCAGCTCCGGCTGATCCCGAAGAACAGACCCCGGAAGACTTTGAAGTGGTTCAAGACCCCGGTTCCGCCTTGGCAGCTTCCGGGCTTTCGGTGGCCGAAATCGACCTTATGGTCAACCAGTTAGGATAAGGAGAAACAAATGATAGCAAGACTTATACAGGACAATATTACCGACGCCGATGCCGCGCTTTTCTCCGGCATGATGGACGTGCTTGTCCGCAGTGACAGGATACTGGAAAAGAAAAACCCCTTCGCCTATACCGCGAACATTATCACGGTCAAGGCGGGGACGACCCTCACCCTCTACAACGCCCAGTGGAAGAGCTTCCGTTTGGATGCGGATGTAGAGCTCTCGGACGCAGACCTTGACACCGGTTCCTTTGAGGTCGGCAAGGACTACTACGTTTACCTTGTGGACGACGGCGCCGATGGCCAGTTCATCATCAGCTTGAACACCACTTTCCCGGCCGGGTATAGCGCCGACAACAGTCGGAAAATCGGCGGCTTTCATTATGGGTACATCCGAAAAGTAAGCACCGACGGCCTCTGGGTGCCGGTTGACTCGGAAGGCACCCGGTTCGGCTCCGGGGCTATTGATTGGGAAGATAACGTCACAACCGGCATCATACCCAATTCCGTGTGGGACCTTCAGAACCGGCCCAAATGCAGCCCCGAGGGCATGGTAAAGATCGGTCATATCTGGGTGGATATTTATCTCTCCAGCGCGGCGGAATCCATTACCTTTGAAAGCGGCAGCAACGGACTCCACATTGCCACCGGCCGCCTGCAGTCGAAGTATGGTCAGGTTCCCGTTACCGGTACCGAAGGCATGAACTGGTACACCTTCGGGGAGCTGGCTGCGCGAGCAGACAAGCGGCTTCTTACCTACGGCGAGTGGATCAAGTCAGCCTTCGGTAACCCCCAGGGGCAGGACGGGGCGGACGATTACGGCTGGACAAAAACCACCAACAGCGCCAGGGCGCGAACTGGATGCCGAGTGAACAATTCCACCGGAGCGCACGATCCTGCCACCGGCATCAAGCCCGCCGCCATCTCGGCGTTCAATATCGTTGACGCTGTTGGCAATGTTTATGAGTGGCTTGATGAGCTGTCCAACCGTCACGATACCACCAGCTTCGCCTGGCAGAACGTACTTGGTGCAGGGAAAGGCCAGGCTTATTTGCCTAATGCCACCGGCCTGATTACCTACATCGCTGGCGCGTACTGGTACAGCGGCGTGAAGGCCGGGTCCCGCGCTGTGCTCGCGAACTACGTTCCGTGGAGTCTGGGCACAAGCATTGGGTCGCGGCTGGCCTGTGACAATCTGTAATCTGATATCTGGAGATCTGTTTTGTCTGTAACACGTAATTTTGTCTTGTGGCATAAAGCTGAAGATTTTATTGAGTACCTCTTTCCGATTATTGATCGGTTCCCTAAGCACGAGAAATTC